ATCTTGTATCAGACCTGAGTTCTCAGGACGGTTCAGAATCTCATTGATTGCATCATTACCAAGTGTCAGGAGATTCTGGATAATATCTTTCTTCTGTGCCCATGACATCGGGAACTGTTCGTTATATTCCGGCTCGACTCTACCTATACTTCCCTGAGTATCAGCCATCTTTATCCAGACATTCAGGAATGTATTCCCTGACTTCTGGACAAACGCCACATCATCTTCCATCTCTCTGATGTAGCGATACACAGACTTCTGCATCATCCGTGCCCACCAGTTACCAATGATTCTCCAAGTTATCTGGAGTCGCTGGAGTGAGGCATTCTTAGATGATTCATATTCCGACGCCGTGCCACCGCCGCCTTGTATTACTCCACCATATATGGAAGGATATGCACCAGACGCAAACTGTCCATATGATTCAAGACGCCTATCAAACATATTAACTTCGTCTGATAGTGTAGCAGTCTTGGTCTGATAGAATCCCTTACCTATATCCTCGCCGAGACTAGCCTTCGTTGGGAATACATCGCCGGGCCTAGCCCTAGATTTTGAAAACTTATCAAAGTCTAGGACTGTAGGACTGGCGAATGTTATTCCTATTCCCTGCTCAATAGTATCTTTGGTGAGATTGACAACCATCGTCACCATGTCTTGAATATCAAGCAGTCCCTTGCCTTGAGGCTGTCCATAGATATCATTATAGAGAGGGTTCTCTGAGAGAACCCACTCATCATCTAGGTCACACTCATTGTATTCAGCTAATACCTCATCCACTTTACAGAGATAGACTCCCTTGGGATAGAGGCTCAGCAATAAATCTCGATGCTCATCCTGCAAGGAATAGAATGCACAAGGACGATACCATCTCTTGCGGATAGTGCAAAGTGCAGAGTTTGATTGGTCGATATGAAGCGAGGTCAGACGAGTCCAGCGCAGATATGAATTGGATGCATTCGTTCCAACTATCTTATCAGCAATGTTATCATGCTCCATCTTAGCCTTGGCTTCATCTTCCTCATAGTCAAGGCCGAGATATGGAGTATCAGCTTGCTTACGAACATACGATGGGACAAAGAAATGAAGTGGTCCCCACAGATTTATAGTAACCTTCTTACGAACTATCTCCTCAACACTCTCAATCTTCTCAGAGACAGTTTCGTGTTCATCCATTATCGGCTGACCATTATATCCACACGTCTGACATGAACTGGGCATATCAGGTTGGTTTGGGTCAGCAGGTGGCATAGGACTGCCACACTCTGGACAGATAGGCTCAAGACTTATATCTGTCTGAGTCCCCATCTTAGGACGTTGAATCTTTGGCTTGGTGTAATCATCCTCAGTAGTGATGTTGGCTGCTACTATTCCACCATTGAATATGTTGAATAGAGCCTTCATCAACATCATCTCTGAGCCATTCTCTTTCTCTATCATCTTGGACAGAGATGAGAATGTCTTGGCCGTCAGGATATCATCGTGCTTATCTGCATCCTGAGGAAAGTATCTAATCTTGGGAGTTGCGTTTGACAAAGCTGCTATGATTGATTCACCATACGCTTTATAGATATTTATTATCTTCGGCAGTTCTTCATTATCATTCAGGTCTGACTCAGTGATAGGAGTATAGTCAGTCCCAGCCTCATTCCAAAACACATTCTGTATGCCCTGCCAGTAGTAATCCAATAGCTTGAGAGTTCTTGCCCTAGTGATTCGGACAGATTCCTCACGGCCATCATAATTCTCTACGAGAGCATTCAGAGCTTCTTCGATATCTTCACTGTTAGTCTCCGGCACAGGCTCTAATGGCTGTTCATCTATTGGCGGTTCTTCCATAGCAGACGGGTCTTGTAATGATGGGTCTTGCATAGACGGGTCCATCATAGATGGGTCCATCATTGGGTCTGGAGAATCAAGTCCCGGTATAGTATCAGCCATTTACAGCTTCCTTAGCCTGAACTTTATGCTTCAACTCTAACTCACGCCGGATATCTTTGAAGTTACGACGCGCCGTAATTGGCTGCATAACTTCTGTAGACGGTCCAGATTCCACAGGATTATCAGTGAGCTTAGCCACAAGAACCCTGTTAGCTTCATCCAAAGTCTTGATGTGTGCTTTGAGATAAGTCTCGTATTCCTCATGGACTGCACACGTAGGACAATTATTGATGATGCCTTGGTCTGAACTGCTTGAATAATCGTCCGACGCGTATATTCTTCGTCCGGTCAAGATGTTCCAAGCGTCTATGAAACGCTGTCTGATTTCCGGTTTGCTGGAGTTCGTCATAGATTTGAGATTCTTTTCGTAGTGCGATGTCCATAGCTTCAGTGGACTCTCGCCATTTGTCGATTCCTTTAAGGAGGTATCGCAAATCGTCGTAAAAATCATCACCAAGCTCAGTATCTGTAGCGTCCCACTTCTTTACATCTTCTGCTGACTTTCCAATCTTATCCTCGACATATACACACATCGGGATTGTATTGATTAGATATTGACAGGTGCTGAATATCTGTAGCTTAGGCAGAACCTCTGGCTTCTTAGGAACAAACCTAGACAGATAATCATCATATAACTTGATATTACCAGTCCTAAGAATTCTAGCAGCAAGCTCAGAGTCATACTGTTCTATCTGTGTGGGCTGAGGCAATGGGTCAAGTCTAAGATATTCGTGAATCAGTAGCTTACCTGAGAGTCTCTCATTATCAGCAGCCGTTGGAACAAACTCTACATGACCTTCAAGAGTCTCAGTCTTAGCATATTCCATGAACTCTTGAGCAACTGTATTGGTTCCACGGTTCTGCCATGCACTGCCATCTAGTTTAGGACCAATAGCTAACTGTTCACTTCCTGTGAGAATTGCGAAATTCTTGGCCCAGAGTGATGTGGTCTCTTGTCGAGACATGTATTCTCTGTATATATAAACTCGACCATCTGGAGATAACGCACCCCATAGAATAGCCGTAGGATGGTTATAGCCCCAATCAATCGCAGCAAATCTAGGCCACCACTTAGGAATCTCGAACGGTTCACAGACATGGCTTCTTTGTAGAGTGTCATTAGGTAGAGGTGCTCGAAGAAACTCCTCAAATACCTGACCCTTGAATGCGTCCCAGTCTCCAAGAACCTTAGCTTTATATTCCGCTTCGGGTAGGTCTTTAAGACTGTTAGCGTAATCTTCCTTATTCTGTATGTGGATATTATCAATGAGCGATGATGGAATGAATATACGTCGCTCATTTGTCTTGTGGTCTAGAATCAGTTTATATCCGAACCGCGCCGGGTCTATGAATCTACGCTTGACCCAACTATGTCCTATATTACCAGGATTGCTAGCAGACCTCATTATAGTGGGAAGGTCCGGCGCAGAAGTTCGCAGCCGAGACTTCATGTATACATAGACCCACTCACTGAAATGTGTCAGCTCATCAAACGCTATATAATTGAATTCCGCTGTATCATGTTCCCTAGCATCATCTTCGTTCGCTAGATATGATAGCCTTATAGTCGCTCCATCCAGCTTAGGATTATCAGGATGAGGAAAAGTAAATACGTGATTAGTAGCGTTATACCTGGCTCCCAATGGGAGATAATAGTCCTTCCCACGAGGAATAAGTGATTCTTCGAGTTGAGGGAATGTCTTACGAAAGATGATTGCATGGAACCTAGGATTATGAATCCATCCCCTTACAACCGGAAGCATCATCAATATATCAGACTTGCCACCACCTAACTGACCACCAAAGAATCCCTCACGAACAGAATCAGGAATCTTGAGGAAGTCCTCTTGGGTTTTGAATGGACGCCAATATTTTATTAGCTGACCATCATCCAGTCGGACTTCCTCAAGATATGCCATTACTTCGGTTCCGGAGTCTGGGGAAGGGTATTGTCAATCTCCCCTTCACTGACAGGAACTATAACCCAACCGAAGCGCACAGAATACTTCAACTCAAACTTCTGGTTGCGTCCGGGCGGAGTCGGGTTAATCGTGGGAGGCAGAACTATCGGCAGACTAATCTGCGGCGGAGGCGTAGTCCCATTATCCGGCAGAGTATTGTCCGGCCCGACAGGAGGAAATATTGGACCACCACCCGGATAGACTGGAGGAACTATAGGACCACCACCAGTATGCGGCGGACGAGGATGGCCCTGTCCATATCCAGGGTCTACTGGACCACCGGGAAATATTGGACCACCACTAGGATAGACCGGAGGAGTTGGCAGAGAATTGTCAGGATAGTTTCCTGCTCCACCATCCAAGAATGTAATCAACGCAACTCTAGACGTCATGTCACTCTCCTACTTAGGGTTAGACTTACTTCTTTTCTTCTACTTTACGAGCCGCCGGGGGAGTCACTACATCGTCGAGATAGACTGAATCCACTTCCACAATCACAGCATCAACTGTGGGAATGCCAGTATCTCGAACGTGGAATGAGACTTTGCATCGCTTCTCATCCTCAGTCGCTCCGACTATAGTTCCTTTCAGAGTTACTTCCTCACCCTGAGCATGGAACTTAGTAACCTTCGGAGGTTCCTCAGACTTGGGATTACCTATAGCTCCGGCGCCGGGCGTTGCTACTGCTGTCATTTTCAATCTCCTTTGCAGACTAGCAAATGAAACAGACATTCTCCGCTCTGGTCTTTTCTACTCCATCTATCACTCTAGAAGAAGGCTCAAAGCTAACTTCCTGCCCCACTTTTAATTCATCAAACTTCAGTGGAGACTCTGGAGAGACTGTCTGCTGATGGAAGAAAAAGTAATTTCCTTCCACATCTTTGATGAATCCAAATCTCTTTTCTTCCAGTATCCGAGATACCTTGCCTAGCATAGTAGTTAGTCCTTTAGTATTCCACAGCACAGAACATATCAGGCCAGATTTACATCCACAGTTTCGTATCTTTCCTCACCCTTGATAGCAGGAGCGTAGACTACTATCTGGACTTGATTCCCGTTGTTTCCTGAATTGGATTCTTTGGGCATACCAAGTTGAGCTACCTTGCCAAGAGTTGCAGCTATATTAGCCAGAGTCTCAGCCTTCTTAATCTGGCCGAGCTTCTCATCAGTAATCATATTCATAGATGAGAGCATACGTTCTATAGCTGCATCTCTAATCTTCCCTACATTCTTCTTGACAGCCGACTCCAGAGATAAATCGTGAGCGCGGCGGCCAGTAGTATTATATCCACCCATATAGGAATGGACCTGAGAAGGAGAAGCCCCAGTCTCTTTAGACGCCTGCGTAATGCCATGCAAATGTCCTAGAGTTCCGATTGCCTCACGTTCCAGAGGATTCCTATTAAATGAACCTGGAGTCCTACCGGAGCCACACCTATCTATCTCATATAGTGGACGAGGCTCATTCTCAAGTTCCGGCTTGGATACTGGAACTGATACTTGTGGTGATTTCCTACGCTGGATTTGGTTTACCAGATTCTGGTCAGTAACCAATCTCGCGGTAAGCTCATCTTCATCTATAAACATTGTAGTATACCGTATGTAAGTCTTGAAAATTTATAAAGGGTAAGGAAGCATACCACATATAGCGGTCCTTGTCAAGTGGGGCACAACCTGTTGTGTATCAAGGACTTAGCTCGACAGTGCCCTGATTTGGGGCATTTGGGGTGTTTTTATAATTTTGTATTCTGTAGTTCTAGACTTCTAAATATGGGACCCTACTTTTCTATATAGCTTTTCAGACATTCTTTTATGCCTTCCCCAAAATCCCGCGCGCATGGGACCCGCTGGTGGTGTATACGGGTGGCGTAGTATCCCCCACCCACAGAGTAGAAGTGTCCGGCGCCAAAATCCAAGTTCAAAAAAATCTGAGTCCAATACTATCACATGCTAGAATAACTACATGTATACTAAGGCTGGCTAGTCTAGGGTGTCGGTAGTCTGACAGGGTGGCAGTCTACCCGCGCCAGTCTACCCGCGCCGGATGCTGGCTAGGGCATGTGACCTAATGGCAGGCGAAAGTCTAGCGAAACTATTAGACTTACGTAAAACGTAATTTCCCCTAGGTTCAACGAACGTGCCTATGGACAGCCCTACCTAGCCGAAACCGAAACGCTACCCGCTAGCGCCATCCTAGACAGTCTCAGCCCTATGCAGTATTTTTAGCATAGTCTAAAATTGCTAGGAAAAGTGGGCTATTGTAGACAGTCTACACAAGCAAAACAGCCATATGCTAAGGTTCTAG